TGTGAAGCAGAAGAAGTTGACGAAGCCTTGGTTGGCAATCAACACAAGATTGATGCCAACAAGAATGGCAAAGTGGATGCTCATGACTTCAAGTTGCTTCGTAAGAAGAAAGGCGTGAAGGAAGAAGTGGCACAAGTTGAAGAAGAAGAAATGGAAGAAGCAGCTAAGTGGAGAAATAACCCAAATGCACATTACACTTCTAAAAGTGGTAAAAAAGTAGCGTTAGGAGATTATAAACATAACTTCAGTTCTTTGCAAAAACGTAAGCCTGCTACCTTTGATAAAGGTAAAGTAACTAAAAAACATGCAGAAAATTTAAAGGATCGAATTAAACATGGATTTTCATATGATAGAGATGGCGTTAAAATTGGAGAAGAAGTGCAAGTTGATGAGAACACGTTTGAACAAGGTGGGAAAATGAAAACGGATACAACGCCCCGTCATGTCAGCCCCCACTTCAAACATTTGAAAAAAAGAAGCTATGATGAAATTAGGGCAGATGCACTTAAACGTGCCGGGTTAACGGACGTATCAAAAAAATCACCTGCTGTTAAGAAGGAAGAAGTAACACATGAAGCCTACTCAGATCCATATGCTGCCAAGAAGTCAGCGGAAATGAAAAAGGCACATGCCGCGACCATGGCAGATGCCAAGAAGGAATATGATGCCGCCAAGAAGCCAAAGTTTGCCAAGAACTTCATGAAGATGAAGAAGGAAGAAGTGGAGCTAGAAGAAGGCAATGCTGAAAACAAAATGAAGAAGAATGCCTATGCTGATGCAAAAGGTGCTGCAAATAAAAATTTAGATCGTGGTTCACAGCGGCGTGTTGACAGCCGGCGAACAGATGAAGTTGATAGCATCAAGAAAGGCATTGATAACTATGCACCGAAGAAAGCGGCAGTCCGAAACATCATTCGTGGAAAGGTGTTTGGCAAATTGAGCGACACGGAAACTAAAATGTTTGCAAGAAAGCGCGTCAAGGAAGATGTGAACTTGCAGGAATTGGATGACACAACAACATTTTCATATCTACAAAAACGTCATGGCATGAAAACTCTTACGCATTTTAAGCCAGAGAACAAAGTATCTGCAAAATCAGAAAAAGGAAAAACAAATGCATTAGCGTCCATTGAAAAAAAGCGTGAAGCAGAACGTGAAATATCAAGAAAAGCAACAAAAAAAGCAGGAATGGGCGCCGCACGAGATTACAAGAAAGGTACTTATTCAGGAGATTGATGTGAAAACATTTCAGACATTTCGCAAAAAAAATATCAAGGAAGCACATGACAAGGGTGAGTATGATTACGAAGGTGACATGGCAAAAAGTCAACTTCGCAGTATTGTGTATAATGCCAACATGCTTCATGATATGCTAGAAGATGACACCAATTTACCTGAATGGGTGCAATCAAAAATAACGTTGGCAGAAGATTATATTGTGACATCAGCGCAGTATATGAATTCACAAAAAGACGGAGATAACTAATGGCAGCAATAGTAACAGTACTTAAAAATACACCGATACATACAGTTGTGTGTGTTAGCGGCACGAGTGGTAACGAAACCATTTCATTAGCCACTTCTTTACTTCATGGCACAACAAAAACGTTTGATGCCTCAGATTCCGCAGTTGTCATCGTGGCAACAGATACTATTACTATTACCGCCCATGGTTTCTCTACGGGTGACCGAGTGGTGTATTCAGACGGGGGCGGCACTGTCATTACTGGATTATCAGATGAGACTACCTATTATGTACAACGAACAGGTGCCAACACACTGAAGCTAGCAACGTCACAAGAAAACGCTTACACAGGAACAGTTGTAAATTTAACAGCCGTTGGAAGTGGCAGCACCCATAAATTACACAAGGGGCAATTTGCCTCGACCCCCATAGTAAACATTAGTTCTATTGCTTGGTCGGTTCCTGCGGGTAACGCAACCATCACACGTAATAGTGAACTACTTTGGTCATTGACTGGTTCACGTGATTTTCATTTCAATGGGTTTTCCGATAACAGACAAAATGGATCTGATGTTGTAGTAGTTACGCCAGCAGGTGGTGGGACTGTGATTATAGAATTCTTGAAGGTGTCGGGATATAGTGATGTGCAACATCTCAATCAAAATATAGGAGCATAATCATGAGACTCATTTCTGAAATAGTTGAAGATGTTCAAATCATCAATGAAGAACATTCCAAGAACCTTTTCATTGAAGGTGTATTTTTACAAAGCGAAATTGCCAATAAAAATTCACGCATCTATCCCAAGACAGTGATGGAACGGGAAGTAAAGCGGTACATGAAAGAATATGTTGAGGCCAATCGTGCATTTGGTGAACTAGGACATCCTGAAGGACCAACCATCAATCTTGATCGCGTATCACATATGATTGTGTCTTTAAAGGAAGAAGGTAATAACTATGTAGGTCGTGCAAAAATTATGAATACTCCCATGGGCAACATTGCCCGTAACATCATCGAAGGTGGTGGTAAGTTGGGTGTGTCGTCACGTGGTTTAGGTTCACTAAAAACTACGTCAGAAGGCATCAACGAAGTTCAAGATGATTTCTATCTTGCCACAGCGGCTGATATCGTAGCCGATCCTTCTGCACCTGATGCGTTTGTTCAAGGCATTATGGAAAATAAAGATTGGATGTTTCTTAACGGGTCATGGACATATCAAAATATGGATGAAACTAAGAAGCTGATTGAAAAAACCAATCAACGACAATTGCAAGAAATGAAGATTCGTGCCTTCGAAACCTTCTTAAATGCCATTTCAAAGAAGTAAACTCGTATAAATAATATAAAGTTTTTGAAACAACTACAGGAGATACTAAATGTCAGTAGAAAATAAGATTCGAGAAATGATGGCTAAAAAACTCGATGAAGCCTTTCCCGGGATGGGCAATAACATGGAAACTAAGGCTCCGGCTCAAGGGTCATCACAATCACCAGAAGTTCAAATGATGCACAAGGGGGCTGGTGCAGAAAAACCAGCAAATCCGGTAAATCAATTACAAGCAGGCGCAGGTCCGAAAGAAGGAGGACCCATGAAACAAGGTTCATCACAAGATGCTTCTATTGATTTAGAAACAGATGAAAAAAATCAAGGTAAGGCGCAAGCATCAAAGAAAGCAAAGATGCCTACCGTTTCACATCAAGGTGCAGGAGCAGCTCCTAATTACACCACAGTAGCAGATCCGTCATCTGTTATCAATCAAGCTTCTTCGAAGGGTAATGTTCATCAAGAAGAAACTGAAATGGAAGAAAACGACACAATTTCAGAAGAAGAATATGATTCACTATCTGATGAAGAAAAGGCAGAATATTCATTAATTGAAACTGATATTGAAGAAACTGAAGAAGAAGATGAAACTACTCTTGCGGAAGCCATTGCTAACATGAAAGCAGAATTGGCACAAGATGTTGAAAATCTTTTTGCGTCAGAAGTTGATTTGTCAGAAGATTTTAAAAACAAGGCGGCTTCATTGTTCGAAGCAGTTGTAACTGCTCGCGTGTCTCATGAAGTTGAAAAAATGCAAGATGTGCTTGCCGAACAGGCGGCACAGGCGGTGTTGAATATTCATGAAGAAATGGTTTCAAATATTGACGCATATCTTTCATATGTTGCTGAACAATGGTTGGCATCAAATGAAGTGGCAATTGAAACAGGACTTCGCGCGGAAGTTACAGAAGATTTCATTGCAGGCTTGAAGGTGTTATTTAAGGAACATTACATCGAAGTTCCTGAAGAAAAGTACGATGTATTAGGGGATATGCAAAATCAAATTGATGAGCTAACTACTCAGGTTAACGAATCATTGGCAGCAGCAATTGAACTTAACACAGAGTTGAACGAGTCAAAGCGCGAAGTTGCATTTTCAAGAGCAACTAGTGATTTAGCGCAGACAGAAGTTGAAAAACTTCGCAGTTTGGTTGAAGAAGTTGAATTTGGCAATGAAGAATTATTTGAACAAAAGATTTCAGTTATTAAAAATAACTACTTCCCTAAATCAACTGTTTCTTCGCCTATCACAGAAGAAGTGTCAGAAACACAAGAAGTTTCAGGTACGGTTGCTAGATATGCGGAAATGCTTTCGCGTAACACATTTGGAAAATAAAGCTAGTATAAATATTACTAACGTTTAACAGTAAACAAAAACTCAGGAGAACGTAAATGTTTTTATCAGAATCACTACAAAAGAAGTGGGCTCCAGTTCTAGAACATGAGTCCCTACCCGCCATCAAGGACAACTACAAGCGTGCCGTAACTGCTGTTATCCTTGAAAATCAAGAACGCGCGATGCGTGAAGATAAGCAATCATTGTTCGAAGCTGTTCCAGCGAACAACATTGCTGACTCAGGCGCTACAAACATCGACCGTTACGACCCAATTCTTATCTCGTTGGTTCGTCGTTCACTCCCTAACTTAATGGCGTACGATGTGGCTGGCGTTCAGCCGATGACTGGCCCAACAGGCCTTATCTTCGCCATGAAGTCGAATTACACAACAAACGCCGGCACAGAAGCGTTGTTCAATGAAGCCGATACCGCCTTCTCAGGTACAGGCACACACGCTGGATCAAACCCAGTTGACGGCGCCTTCACAACAGGCACAGGCCTAACAACAGCCGCCGCTGAAGCATTAGGCACAGGTGGTGGTGCAGGTGATTTTGCTGAAATGGCTTTCTCAATTGAGAAGACCACAGTAACCGCCAAGTCACGCGCATTGAAGGCGGAATACACAGTTGAATTGGCACAAGACTTGAAGGCAATTCATGGACTTGATGCTGAAAGCGAATTGTCAAACATTCTTTCACAAGAAATTCTTGCTGAAATGAATCGTGAAGTGATTCGTACCATCTACAAAGTTGCCAAGCCAGGTGCTGCTTCAACAGCAACAGCAGGAACATTCGACTTAGACGTTGACTCAAACGGTCGTTGGTCAGTGGAACGTTTCAAGGGACTTATGTTCCAAATTGAACGTGATGCCAACGTAATCGCACAAGACACACGTAGAGGCCGTGGTAACTTCATTGTCTGTTCATCAGACGTAGCCGCAGCTCTTGCCATGACTGGCAAGTTGGATTACACCCCAGCTCTTTCAGGCAATGATGGTATCTCATCAGATGACACTGGTAACACATTCGCAGGTACATTGAATGGTCGTTTCAAGGTGTTCATTGACCCATACTCATCGAACACAAACGCCGCTTCACAATTCATCGTTGTTGGTTACAAGGGTTCAACTGCATATGACGCAGGGTTGTTCTACTGCCCATACGTTCCATTACAGATGGTGCGTGCCATTGACCCAACTTCATTCCAACCGAAGATTGGATTCAAGACACGTTACGGCATGATTGCAAATCCATTCGTAACACAATCTAACGGCACAACAGACGGCGATACATTCACCGCTAACCGTAATCACTACTATCGTCGCATGAAGGTCACGAACCTTCTGTAATCGAAGTAGCAGATGACACAGGAAAGGGAGAGGCTGAAAAGTCTCTCCCAATCCTTTTGCTATATACTACATGTCTTTCTCAGGAGAGCTGTAGTACATAGATAAATACTATAGAAGTATTCATTCAATGCCGACATAGTGAGTTTAACACTTTGTCAAGTGCTTGTCAATAGAGAAAGGTGAAACATGTCAACAAATATCACAGAAGCACAGTGGGAAAATCGTCAACCCGAAAAACTAGACTTTTTGCGTCCTAATGGATTTAGATTCATGATTCAGAGTCTACCTAAGGTTACCTACTTTTGTCAGGCTGCAAACATTCCGTCCATCAATTTGGGCTTTGCTATACAACATACACCACTCATTAACATTCCAAAGCCAGGTGAAAAACTTGATTTTGGTGAATTGACCATTCGCTTCATGATTCAGGAAGACATGGCAAATTACACAGAATTGTACAACTGGATGATTTCATTGGGGTTCCCAGAAAATCACAGACAATTTCAAGAGAGATTTGCCGGGCAGGCATTCCGAACACCCGAAATAAATAACCTAGATGTAGGTACAATGCGTAGAACTGATTTACCAGAATATAGTGATGCCACGTTAATGGTGTTAAGTTCGAATGACCAACCCATTGTCCGTTTAAATTTCTTGGATTGTTTTCCCATCTCGTTACAGGGTTTGGATTTTGATGTGTCAACTGGAAATACACAATATTTTGTGGGCAACGCTGTCTTTAAATATCGGATGTTCACGGTAGAGTCATTATTGGCTACTTGACAAATGTAACTACCGCGTGTATATTTTATGATGTGTCAACAAGTGAGGAAATATGAAGTTACAAGAGATACAATCCATGTGGACAGACGATTGTAAAATTGACCAAACTAATTTAGGACGAAGTGCTGCTCGGGTTCCTGAACTTCACGCAAAATATCTTAACATGATGTCATCTGTCCGCCTTCAGTACCGTAAGGCCGAGACGGAATATCTTCGTATCCGAAAGCTCAAAGGAAAATATTATCGGGGAGAATTGACAAAGGAAGAACTTATAGAATTGCAATGGGATCAATATCTGAACTCCCGTCCATTGAAAAATGAAATGGATGATGTGATGAATACAGATGAGGACATTATTCGTTTGGTCGATAAATTGGAGTATTTAAAAACTATCATGTACCAACTAGAACAAATTATCAAAAGTATTAATAGTAGAACTTGGGATATTAAATCTGCCATTGAATGGTATAAATTTACTAACGGTGGAATATGAGTGATGTCACCATTAGTAAAAAAGATGAGGTGTATCTACACATAGATGCAGATGCATCCATTTTGTTGGAAATGAATGATTTCTTTACATTTGCAGTACCCGGTGCACAATTTACTCCCGCATATCGAGCAAAGCTTTGGGACGGGAAAATTCGTTTATTAAGTCTGTTTACAAAGGAGTTGTATGTAGGGCTTGCTACATATGTGAAAGAATTTTGTAAATCAAACAACTACACATGTTCAGACAATCTTCCTTCATATGCTGACGATGTTGAACAGGCAAGACAATTCCTTTCCACATTGAATTTTCATTCTAATAGTAAGCCCGTTGACATTCGTGATTATCAAGAGGACGCTGTATTAGAATCCATTCGTCGTGGACGAACACTTCTTCTTTCTCCTACTGCGTCAGGTAAGAGTTTAATCATTTATTCTTTAGTTCGTTGGCATCAGACCCAAGGGCGCCGACAGCTTATCATTGTTCCCACAACTTCTTTAGTAGAGCAATTGTATGGTGACTTTGCTGATTATGCCACAACATCAGATTGGAAAGTATCTGAGAACTGTGCCCGGATTTATTCAGGTAAAGAAAAAATTACAAATGTTCCTATTGTAATTTCCACGTGGCAAAGCATCTACAAGATGCCCAAGAGTTATTTTGAAAATTTTGATGTGGTGTATGGTGATGAATGTCATTTGTTTAAAGCAAAATCATTGTCATCAATTTTACACAAATGTACAAAGGCACCCTTCAAGATTGGTACAACGGGTACATTGGATGGAACAAAAACACACCGTCTAGTATTAGAAGGATTATTTGGTAATGTGCATAAGGTCACAACTACAAAAAAATTGATGGACACACAGCAATTAGCTGAACTAAAAATTCGTTGTTTACAGTTAGATTACAGTGATGAAGAAAAACAACTGTGTAAAAACTTTACATATCAACAAGAACTTGATTGGTTGGTAACTCATCCTAAACGAAATAAGTTTATACAAAATTTAGTGCTTGATCAAAAAGGCAATACATTGGTGTTGTTTCAATATGTTGAAAAACACGGCGAAGTGTTGTTTAATATGGTATCTGAAAAAATTGAAAAGGGTAGAGAGTTATTCTTTGTACACGGGGGAGTTGAAGCTAAGGATAGAGAGTCAGTACGTGCCATTACGGAGCAATCGGAGAATGCCATTATTCTTGCCTCGTACGGAACGTTTTCAACTGGGATAAATATTAGAAATCTTCATAACATCATATTCGCTTCTCCTTCAAAATCTCGTATCAGAAATCTTCAAAGTATTGGTCGTGGTCTTCGTTTAGGTGAACAAAAGACAAGTTGTAAATTATATGATATAGGCGACAATCTTTCATGGAAAACCCATAAAAATTATACCCTACTTCATCTCATTGAACGGGTAAAAATATATAATGAAGAAGGATTTTCTTATAAATTATTAACCGTACCTTTAACGGTGGGAGAGTAAATGTATAAGCACAACCAGTACAATGAGGACACCTTCTACAAGATTGTAAAATTAAAAACAGGAGAAACTATATTATGTACAATGAATAATGATATTCGTTCCTTGGCATCTGAAACACATTTGCAATTAACGACTCCCGTACAAGTTATTCCTCATCAAGAAAGTCGTCGCAATGGACAAGTAGTAGGTGAAAGTTTTGTTCTTCGTCCTTGGATAGGATTAAGTGACAGTGATGAATTTACAATCAGTGCAGATATTGTTTTAACTATAGGCAGTTTAAAAAAAGAAGTACGTCAGCAATATGTGAATTATATTGAGCATACAAACGAAACACAGAAACGACACGAAGACCAAGTAGAACGAGAAGAAGCAGCAGTAAATTTGTTACGTGAGATTACACCCGGCGAGTTATATTTTATTGATGAACCTTTGAATATGGAAAATGACCATGACAACAACCAAGAGTAAAACAAATAATCACTACATAGATAATAAGAAATTTTTACAGGCCTTGATTGATTACAAGGTGGAAGTTAAAGCCGCCGAGCAAAATAGCGAGGAACGCCCACAGGTTCCAGAATATATTGGCGATTGTTTTATTAAAATTGCAAATCATCTAGCATATAAAAATAATTTTATCAACTATAGTTTTCGTGAAGATATGATTTTAGATGCCATCGAAAACTGTCTTACCTATATGGATAATTTTGATCCTGCTAAATCAAGCAATCCTTTTGCATACTTCACACAAATTACATATTATGCGTTTGTGCGTAGAATTCAAAAAGAAAAGAAACACCTTCATACCAAATATAGATACATTGTCTCACTAGATGTGGATAACATCATTCGGCAAGCACATGATGAAGGTACTCACACAAATGAATTTATTCGTTACTTACAAAAACAGGCGGATTCTGCCAATCAAGAATTGGCGACGGACAAAGAAATTAAAAAGATTACACGTAAACCTAAATATCTACAGGCATTAGATGATGTGGTGATTAATGAATCTGAATATATTGATGTCCCTGTGGTAGATGAGTATGATGAATAAGACTTGACAAACACCTAAATACCATGTATATTACTGTATAACTTTGTTATTGGAGGTGAGATGCGTATTCGTTATTCTGAAATTTTCTATTCGTTCCAAGGTGAAGCAAAATTGGCAGGGACGCCTGCCGTTTGGTTGCGCTTCTTTGGATGTAATTTAAATTGTAATGGTTTTGGACAACAGAATCCTACGGATCCATCCACATATCAACTACCATATGAAACATTTAATGTTGATGATGTAAAGGATGTGAATGAGCTTCCGGTATGGAAGTTTGGATGCGACTCATCATATTCTTGGTCGCAACGATTCAAGCATCTGGCTCACGATGCATCTCCAGCTGAAATTGCTGACCGCTTAATTGAAGCGAATAAAAGTGAACACAACCCGTTGGGATTGTTTATTCATCCTAAAACGGAACAGCCCATCATGCTATGTTTCACTGGTGGTGAACCCATGATGCAGCAGAAGGCGATGATAGAGATTCTGCGTGAGTTGAATAACAGAAATAATGCTCCTCTCATTGTCACTGTAGAAACTAATGCCACTCGTCCTTTATCAGATGATTTGAAAAATTTTATTACATGGGAATTTCCAGTCATGGCATCAGGAAATACCCAGTGGCATTGGTCAATGAGTCCTAAATTGTTCACAGTATCAGGTGAGGAAAATGCAGTCAATATAGAGAATATTTTTGAATACATTCTCACCCGAAGCTCATCTGTTTTAAAATTTGTATGCAATGGTACAGAAGAAAACTGGACAGAACTTGACACACAGGTGAATTGTATTAGATTACTGTGTGGGCGGCATACGCCTGAGATATGGGTGATGCCTGTCGGTGCCACTAAGGATGCACAAGAGGATCCTTATATTGGAGATTTATGTATCGAAGCAATGAATCGTGGTTATAAGGTTGCCACACGAAATCATTGTTATGTCTTTGGCAACGTCATCGGGAGATAATATGAAATCACAACATCGTTTTAACGCAACAGCCATTCGTAATGCCATGGGCAAGACCGATCCAGAGTTAGGATTGCAAGTGCATAAACATCTTGTTGC